GGCGCAGATGGTACGCAAGCCTGTGTTTGACCTCAAGATCAAGGCCCAGAAGCGGTCCCCGTTTTCCATTGAGGCGCAGTATGAGCGGGCCAAGGAACTGTACGGAATGGGGTTCTTCGACCCGGCAAGGGCGCAGCAGAGCATGATTGCGCTGGAAATGATGGACTTTGAGGGCAAAGAAAAGATTTTGCAGCAGGTCCAGCAGGGGCAGACGCTATACAACATGGTCATTCAGCTGACCCAGCAGCTTGCCATGCTGACCGGCGCTCAAATGGGCGCTCCTCCGGGTCCCAGTCAGGGCGGGCAGAACACCGGCAGCGGGAATGGGCAGACGATCGCACAGGGACGGCAGAACGCCACACAGGCTGCGATGCAGCCCTATGCCCAGAAGATGGCGGCAAGGGCGAATCCGTCTATGAACGGGCAGAACGGAGTGAGAGCTCAATGATAACGGCTAAAATGACGCACTGCGGGAACTGCTACACCCTTGACGTAGACGGCCACGCCGGATTCAACCCGGGCAACGATGTAGTCTGTGCCGGGGTGTCTGCCCTTTGCCAATCACTGATGTCTTGGTGTGTCAACTCTGAAGAGACGCATATCACAGAGTTGGATGCGCGGTCCGGGAAGTTCCATATTACCGCTTTTGGGCGGACGCAGGATGCTTTCTCTATGGCCGCTTTGGGACTGAAAGGCATAGAAGCCAACTATCCCGAAAATATTTCTGTGAATATTGAAAATATTTTCAAAACGTGTCTAGCGAAAAGTACACCTGTGCTATCACAATAAGATTAGGGGATCCGTTCACTCCCCACTTTCACTCTTTCCTCCGCCCATATCACCCCGCCCGTCGTTCTTAAATTGGCGAAATGACGGGCGGGGCGGCGTGGGAATGCAGGACGGCGGCGAACCGACGCACGGGGGCGATACTCCCGCGATTTTAGGAGGTCTGAACAATGAAAAGGTTCAACATTTTCCCGATTTTTCTTGCACTGTTTGACGGCGGCGCGGCTTCCGGGGCTGGCGGTGCGTCTGGAGCAGGAGATGGGACGGGCGAAACCACTGGCGGCTCTGCCTCCACCCAGCAGAGCAATACGGGCGCAAAAGTCGTTTTGGGCAAGCCGCCTAAGGCCGACACCGGCAAGGCGGAACCCAGCGCAGACAAAGGCATTACCCAGCTTCCCGCCGCCGGGGAAGGTGAAGACAGAAGCGCACAGTTTAAGGCCATGATCCAGGGCGACTACAAGGACCTGTATGACGCCGAGGTGCAGGGCATCATTAACCGGCGGTTCAAGGAAACCAAGGGGTTGCAGGATTCCCTTGCGGCGCAGGCTCCCATCATTGAGCAGTTGTCCCAAAAGTATGGGATTCAGGGGAATGACCTGAACGCCTTGCGGGCCGCAATTGACAATGACGACGCCATGTGGGCGGCGCAGGCCGAGGAATCCGGGATGTCAGTTGAGCAGTATAAGCAGGTACAGCGGATTGAGCGGGAGAACGCAGAGCTGCGCAGGAATCAGGAAGACCAGTTGGCGGCTCAGCGCTCCCAGCGGCAGGTGCAGACTTGGTTGCAGCAGGCGGAGGCCATGAAAGCGGACGAGCGGTTCAAGGACTTTGATCTGCGGAAAGAGATTTCCGAGAGTCCCGAGTTTCTTAATCTGCTGAAGGTGGGCATTCCCGTTGACCACGCATACAGCGTCCTGCACCTCAACGATATCACACAGAGCGTGGCAAGCACGGCGGCGCGGCAGGCCGAGAAGGCCGTCACCGCCAATATCCGCGCGCGTGGTTCCCGTCCGGCGGAAAACAGTGCGTCTTCTCAGGCCGCAACCATTTACAAAAGCGACCCCAGCAAATGGACCGACGCGGAATTCGCGGAGGCCATTCTCAGGTCTAAACGCGGAGAGAAGATTTTCCTGTAAAGCAGGCGTCTGCTCTCCGACACACGAAAAGGAGACTGACAACATGAAACCGTCTAAGTACATGGTATTCCCCATCTTTCTTGCGATGTTCGACGATCCTGCGCTGAACACCAACGTCACCACCGATTCCGGAATGTCCGCTGAAATGAGGGTGTTCTACGACAAGGTGCTGATTAAAAACGCACAGCCGGAGCTGGTCCATGACCAGTTCTCCCAGAAGCGCAATATCCCCGCCAATAGCGGAAATACAATCAAGTTCCGCAAGTACACCCAGCTTCCCAAGGCGACTACGCCCCTGACCGAAGGTGTCACGCCCAACGGTCAGAAGCTGTCCGTCACCGAGTTTGGCGCCACCGTGCATCAGCACGGCGGCTATGTGACGCTCTCTGACCGG